CCCGAGTAACCTTAGGGGCTCCAAACCTGCGAACGTCAGAAAACTAACTAGACTATTCACTCAATATACAATCAATCACGTGGTTTGCGCAAACGTAACCATATCAAAACCTCCACGCCCTGTCACCTCCACCTTGCACTGAATCGTAACGTTTACGAGATGGTAATCCACATCCGGAGTTGTCTTGCCTGACACCGTCGATCCGCGGTCCTTCTTGTAGTGAGACACGAAATAGAGTACTGGCTGGTCGTCCTTCGCCACGTTGAACAGGTCGCACTGAAAACCGGTCAGATCCAGGTTGAACTCCTGGTCCAGGCTGCCGTCCGATTGCAGCACGAAGTTGTGGGCGAACGGGATCACCGCGAACTTTGTCAGCGACGTAGCTGTTTTCATATGGTTTTCGTGATCGTACCATGAAACCAACCCCATCTGAAACAGGCCTTGTGGTGAGACCCCCTTGCCGTATTCGTACGACAGGAGGCAACTTTGCATCACTTTGACCTTCACCTCGCGTAGCATGCAGATTGAACCGAACTCCCTCAATCGCGTTACCGACCCAAGCCTTCCGAAGTCCGAAGTCTTCTTTACGTCCGTTGTTTGCACTGCGAATATCGGTGACGCTAGAGACCTGCGGATTACTAGATCGGACATGTTGATTTTCGACTTGTCTGCTCGTGGTATTACTCAAGTTGCCTTTCCGAGTAGGTATCCTTATAGCAATTGAGTGATCTCTGAAGACCTGAACGCCTATGTGCTGTTTGATCCGTTCGATAGAGAAATCTTCGTCCACAAAGAGAACGTGCTTTGCCGCCGTGCTTGCATACCGTTTGACCAGGTGCTTTATCGCTGCGAGATTGTGATGCCGTCCGTGTCTCATGGAAGCATCGATGAGTAGCTTGTTGCCGAAGAAAGCGCAAGATTCTCTAAAACAATCCTTTTCGGCGAACAACAACGTAGATTCGTTCAAGACCTTCTTCGAATACGTCATCAGGAAACTGCCAAAGTTCTTCGATATCTCGCGCCCTTTCATGATCAACTGTTCGACTGCCCCGGCGTCTAGGATGTCTCGGTAATGGATTGCCATGTTGTGCTTGATCTGATCGACTTCATCTATGGCCAAGTGCGTGATCCGATTCGAGAAGCCTCTAAAGTCGGTTAAAACATCTTCAGCTGGAACTTTCGTCTTGCCGAAATGCTTCATGACGCTTTTCACGGGATCGTCGATCATGTTCCCTTTCACCGTCAATCGCGCCGCGAAGTAACTGTAACCTTCAGACTCGATATTGATTGGTATGTGCTCGAGGCCTTTCATCGCGATCGGACGCTTTTCCGGGATCAAGCCCGCAATCTCCGTATTGTCTCCTTTGATGAGAAGATTTGCGTTCTTGACCTGATACGTGCCTATGATAGCCGTCGCATTCTGCACACAATTTGTGATGATCGTGAATGGGTCTCCAGATCCTAGCACCTCTCGCATCTCCGCTTTCACCCCACCGTCACCTTTTGGCTTTTGTTTGAACAGACGTCGCATGTCGCGATAGATCCACATGCATTCCTTAGGGACCCCGAACTCCTTTGCCAACCATTCGAAAACGTCGTTTGTCAGGCTAGAGTGTGACGAATCCTGTTTGCCTATGTCGTAGCCGATAACCGCAATCTCGCTCCTCGCCGTGTGCCCGTTCGCTCGAATCACTTTCCCCAG